GGCTTGTAGGCTTCCATAGCCTTAGGATAATTGGCACCAGGGTTGGGGCCAACTATTCTAGCGTCACCCAGTTAAGGACGACGACTAAATACCGTACAGATGTAACGGTACCTCAGTATCTGGCAGCTGCCAGATTCTGTTTCCCTTTGTGACGTATGTTTTAAGGGAAGGAACCCGAGTAACGGAGTGCTCTCCTAAAACCTCGCAACACTGAGGCGCCCAGAGGAGGCGCATAAGGCCTGGCGGGATTGCCAGTTCCACATCATACCGTGATCGGTTGGCATAGAAGTGCCATAGCAGGTACGGCTGGATGCCGTCCTTATCGATCATCACAGTATGCTCAGTATACCCCTTGTAACGGAGAATATGGTCCTCAAACCATTGATCCTCCTCACGGTCATAGTAGCCGTGCTTAACTAGGCCTTGTTTCCAAGCGGACGTCGGATGGATCCAGACGCCAGACCTAGAGTCCTCATTGTAGGGGACCCTAAGCAGCTTGCGAGTGTCGATCTTCCCTAAGAGGTAGTTCCAAACTCCTCCTTCGGGTTGACAAACACCTAAAGTACCATTTATTAGGTGGCACTCATCGGCCTTAGTACGGGGTGCGTCTCGCCAGTAGAACGGCAAGACAGAGGTCCCGCCAAAGTACATTCCCCCACAAGACTCCCGGAAGAGCCCGGTGGAGAAAGACTTAGCGGTGTTCGGCACGAAGCCGAAGAACTTGAGCACTTGGAGCAGGTCGCCATACAGGTGTGACTCAATGATGATGTCATCGCCGTATACGGAAAACCTCTCACTACATAAGGCTTTACAAATCGACGCAAAGACCAAGGTCTCCAGCGTGAATGTACAGCCATTCCCCATCGAGCTAAACTTGGCATAGATGCCATGCCCGAAAACGCCCTTGTAGGCGGGGGAACGCAACCTCATTAGCAGACTGACCCACTCCTCAGGGAAGAGGAAAAGCACGGTGTTTAGTGCTAAGGTGTCAGAGGCCATGGTGAGGTCAACAGTAGCAAGATTCCCAGTAACCGACCCTTCGTGGGCCAATCGCTGGTTTTTGCTCTGATCAGACAGGTCGATGCCAAAAATGCGTTGCAAGCCTTGCTTCGCATGCGCGTCGAACGCGAGCTGAAATGGTAGGAGACCATCCGGCTCTGCCGCAATCGTGCGGTATGTCTGATAATTCTTACTCACTGTAACAACCTTGTTACAGGTCGTCATCTTCACCTTACATTCGGCTCCGGTCTGGAGCTTCGTGTAGGCTAAGATAAACGGGGCTCCCAACTTCGTCGCCCGGTAAGTCTTCAGCACTTTCATGTGCGGTAGGCTCTTATGCCGGGGTCGAGTTGAGGTTGCTCCGGATGTAACCCTCACTAGCTCTGGGATTTGATCGAGCCAGTGTTCAGGACTGCCTAGGACTGCTGCGATTTCTCGCTTGATCGTTGGCAGCAAAGCGCTGATAAGCTGCGGCATCCGTTCAGGATGGTCGCTAAACCAATCGATACGCTTATTGGTGATCCTACAAAGTCTTTCCGCACGCTCGAAAGAATTTCGCGTGTTTACCAGACAATGAGGGCCCTCAAACATCACATTCTTTTTAAAGAACGCTTCAATTTGGAGGAAACACCGTACCCGTTCAGCCGTATTCAACGACGGCCAAGGTAAGGCTACTTTGAGTACTTTCAGCAGCGCGTCAACATTCCGGGACCGGATGGCCCCAAGGATTGATTGCGTTTCAGCACTAGAAAGCACACCGGAATGTGCAGAGTCTTGAACATAGAGCCGAGCTGTCTTCCAGACATCGACTCGTTCAAGGTCTTGGGCCTGGTTAGGGCCCTTTGGTGTCTTCGCCTTCTTGCTCATTGCGAGTAAGACCTCTCAGTTTGAGATGGAATATGAGACCTAGCCGTCTGAGTTGAACCGCGAGCCGTAAGGATAGCTCGCGAATACAGCGGCAAACCTCAGTAGCCATGGAGGCTACTGCAGGAAAGTTTGCCCCGCCATGGTATCGCTAAACTCGTCAGAGTTAACGATCTCCAGGAAGAGCGACTTTGCCGCTGCCACATCGGCAGCAAGGGCGTCACGATGACGCTTGTAGGTCAGGTTGAAGGACACCTTGGAAGCGAGCGGAGCCCCGTCAGCGTCTTCAGTACCGAAAACCACATTGATAGTGTCTTCGGCGACGTTGCCAGGCTCCACAGGAACCTTCCGTTTCTGCACGACAACCCGCGGTTTGACCACAGTGTGGGCCGGGGCGACGTACGTCTTAGAGTTACCATTCGTGGTAAACTCCTCAAGGGCGGTGGTCATTGCTGCCACTATATATGTCTCCTAGGTTAAGGTCGGAACAAAGAACCTCTCAGTCGTGACGGCATCATTAGCCGAGGGCTTGTTTAATAACAGCCACGACGTTCATTGCTTGGGAGATCCCAAGATCGAGAGGGTTCCGAAGGGTTGGTTTGAGGTTGGCAGTGGAAATACCTACACGACGTTTCTTAGTCGTGTCCCACTGCGATTGAGCGGAGAGTGAGACGTTGTACCCATTGCGTGCTTCAAGTAGTGACAGCACACCAGTGGTAGACATCTTCAGCTCATAGCCTACGGAGCTCATGATTGACGGATCATATCTGAGCGCTGAGCTGGCACGGAGCCAGGTCCCAACGTCATATAGGTAGTCGACCATCCACGAGAACTTGGTAAGTTCCCATGCAGTACTGGCGGCATCAACGTAGAACTTGCGGGCGGCTTGGTTGCCGATCGCGTATCCTACAGCCGATAACTGCCAATTAGTCGTGAGAGTCCAAAGAGCAGTAAACTCGTTCTGAGTATGCTCGATAGCCTCGACTACCACCCCTGCTGTCCCTGCTCGTACAGACGAGCGATGTCTCTCCTTTGCCCAGTTTTCCGACAGGTCAACTAGGTCTCGGATTGACGAAACAAGAGGAGATAACCCGAAGTTTATGGCCAAGTAATCGTTCGCAATCTGCTTCTGTGCTTTCCGCATGTCGCGGTAGCCACGGCGGCGCCAAAGGTTGCTGGAACGGTCGTCCCAGTATTTTTCCAAGCGTCTAACAGACTCACGGAACATGCCGGGTAGTTCCCGCACATCCTCCATGACGAACGTACCTACGTCAAACTCCCCAGCCAGGTTTCCCACGGCTTGTTGGGCAAGATAACGCAAGTTTATTGCTTCGACAAACTGTGCCTCGGTTGTGGAATACACATTGGTAGGTGCACCCCACTGAGCTGGCATAAAGCCAGTCCCAATAGCATAGTAGTCTGGACCATAAGGTCCCCCAGTAATAGACCAGGCCCCACTCATTGTGGCAGCCCATTCTTCGCTCACGAAAGAGTTAATCGGGAGCAACTCACCCCGGCGACGCCGGCGGTGATACTGAGGGGTATCCGCACCCACGTGGTGATAGTACTTACCACCTGTAGGCAGATGATTGTTCCAGCCACCAGGGTTGAACCACCCATACTCGCGAAAGTCTCCATACTCGAGATAGGGTGACCCTGATGTCTTTACAGTCATCTTTGAAAGACTCCGTTGGCCGCTTCGCAGCCGCTCAATGGAGGGAACATTCCCATACACTCTCACATGCCGTTAGGCTGTCGAGAATGTACCACTTCCCGGATT